GAACATGGTTAAACCTTGGTCAGCTTTTTTACTGATTTCCTTTCTTGTCCCGAACCCTTCGACCCATCCGTTCAATGCATAGCGGAAGGTGTGTGTCCGCTGAAGTTCGATGCGGAAGGTGTCCCGCTCATTTATGCCGGGAGTCTCGATGGTCAGGTCAAAACTGACTGACCCATCAATGGTACTCGCAAATTGCGTGTGATCCCCGTCAACCCACCTTCCGGGCCGCACTGTTGGGTACGCTTCAGGCGTTGTAGCAGTCATCCTAGCACCTCCCCTTGTTTTATAGCTCACCTACAATTCGGTGACAAACCCCTCGCTGTTCTCCTCTTCTTTGTATGGATACCATCTGCGTAAGTACGCCGCCTTTTCTATATCCGAAGTTGTCCAGTACAGACCGGAGCTATTCCTACCCGTCTGGTGTTCAACATTCTTGGTGGGACAGTCGAGAACGCGACAGCCATCTATCACTCCAGCCTTCACGATGTATGGATAGTCGTAGCTCTCAGGTGCGTTAGTGAACAATGTTGTGACCGCCATGTGACTTACTCCTCTCTTTTGTAGGCTTCAGCCAAGCCTAGCGTCTGACAACGGTGTGAACACCATCCACTGAGTCCCCGCTCACGACTGCTTGTGTATTCCTTCCGGCAATGCAAGCACTCATGGTAGTAGCGGATCGTAACGCTCCCAGTGAGAGGACTCACATGGGTGAAGGATCTTTTGTGGTCAGGCATAGTCATCCTAGCATCTCCATTCCTTTGTCCAAGTCGTCGGTCAGGGCACTGATGGTAGCCATTGCGTCACCCATCTCGTTGAGTACATCGCCCATAGCCTGCGGTGGGATGATGCCTGTACGCTTGTCCTGATACCGGGCACTGATGATCACCTTTTCCAACCGCACGATAATGCAGTGCAGGTCATGATAGGTTTGTGCGTCCATAAGTACTCTCCCTCTTCTTTCGTGAAAGAAACAACTACCATCCCGGCCCATTCGGGTAGACCCCATTGTTACTCTCGATTACGGTGCGCTCGCGCTCATCCTGCTCCGCAATGATCTCTGGAGACACCGCCTCACCTTGGTGAGCCCTGCCGTAGCAGTTACAGCCCGCGAAGGGCTCGCCCGGCGCAGGGCTTCCGGCACCCATGATCGTGCCCGCTGCCGGATGCTCACAGTCCACATAGAACCCGTCCACAGTCCACGCTTGGTTCGTGTAATCGAATATGAATACTTCCCGCATGTTGCTCCCCTTTCTTTCGTGAAAGATGCTGACCTGACTACCCAGTGCCAGCTATACCGTACCTGCGCCATGCAGTGGCGTCAGTAACGTCTCTGATCGCGCCGTAGCCGTAGTGATGTCCACCCCTAGATATCCGGCGAGTGTACTCGCCCATGAACTCACCCTCACGCCTAGCCCTACTGTTATTGCGGGAGTCCTTGTCATAACCCGCCACAAAGCGAACACCGAACCGATCCCATAAAGCGTCAGCATGTCTGACTATGATTTTGTCAGCACGTTTCTGACAACGCTTACCGTCAGAAGTACACGCAAACTGCGCGTCTCTGTAAGCTCTGGGATTGATTAGTGCCAGCTTTTTTGGCACTATGTTGAAGCGCATCATCACCCCCACTTGGGAAGGAATAGGATACCGCTATGAATACTTCTAAGGCTAAGGGCCTGCCCCTAACACCTAAACAATCGGCGTTCGCTGGCTTCGTGGCCGAAGGAAAAAACTATACCGCTTCCTATCGCCTAGCCTATAACGCCAAGAATATGTCCAACAATGCAATCAGCATTGAAGGCCATAAACTCATGAAACAAGCTCACATTAAAACTCAAGTAGATTTGCTGAAAGCAAATAACTCGACAGCTACCAAAGCACACGAACATACCCGCCAAGCTTGGATTCTTGAGCGCCTCAAGGAAGAAGCACTCGACCTAGATAACAACGCTTCGACCCGTGTGCGGGCACTTGAGTTACTAGGTAAAGGTGCAGGCCTGTTCGACAGTAGCACTACTGTAGTAGTAGAGAACCGAACGCCCAGTCAAATAGAAGATGAACTGAACGAAAAGCTAGGCATACTGTTCGACTGATAGCACCCACATAAAAGTATTGTGTTGCCTACTGTCCGGCATCTTTCGTGAAAGATACCTGACTGACTGACTGACTGACTGACTGACTGGGAAACGATCCCGGCCCACAAAAAAAAACAAAAGAAAAAGAGATGGGCCGGGTGTGATCCCGGCCCATCCGTGTTCCCTCTCCTAGTTGGCAGATTCTCGATTAATTGATGAGCGCCGCGATTTCTTCCGGGCTCAGCTTGTTCTCGATGGCCCGCATAGTCTGCAATGACTCGCGGTCCCGATCCGCCTTGGTGCGACGGTCCAGCATTCCGGCAGGGTTCTCCGCACGATACTGGCGCTGTACTGCACGCCATTGCGGGCTACTGTCCGCCTTGATGCTTTCCGCCAGTTTCACCGCTTCGGTATAGTCGTCACGGGTTTCCGTGGCTTGTGCCACTGTGACCGAGACGGTGTGATCGGTGCCCTTCGGCGTATAGTGCGCTGTCTTCTTACCCCGTGAGGGGTCAAAAGCCAGCGCCGCTACCCGATCCGCCGCATGGCGCTTCACAGCGCCCCACGTTGCACCGTCACTGTTGGCGACCGTCAAGATACCGACGGTCTCACCTTCGGCGACTAGATGCGCGATAGTCCAGAATGGCCCGTTTAACTGAGAAACCGTGTTATCTGCTAGGCTGCGGAGATCCGTCAATTGTTCCGCGCCCAACCCGTTCTCGCGTCCAACAGATGCAACCCGTGCGGTCAGTACTTCGGCGAGCAGACTGTATAACTCGCTCACGCTTTGGCCCGCTTCCAACGTCCATAGAATCAACGTTAGTACATGCTGGTTCCATGAAGCTTCGGCCTTGGTAGCACCCGCCTTGCCTATGCACCTGTCATACAATGGCACGGCAAGGGTTGAGACCTGATCCGTCATAGTCTCAAGTGCGGACACCGCTTTGGCCTTCAGGGTTTTCGTAGTCATAGGTTCTACTCCGGGTCTTTCGTGAAACAAAGGGAGAGAACCTGCCAACCGGAAAGGGTGCCGAATTTGCCCTGGTATGTTCTGGCGCTTTGGCCAGTCTTCCAGAGTCTGGACTAGCGGCGGTCGGCGATCCCGTTACCCGCCCTACAATCCGACACTAGTAAGGTACAAAGAATATGGGTCCAATTGTACCCCTAAAAGCGACCAATTTCAATTTGTTGGCTGGACCACAAAAGAGTAAATCCCGTCTTAGGATTGTGGCCCGGACCACAAAAGCCAGAATTGTGGGCCATGCAACAAAAGAGCAAACCCCTTGACAAAGGCCCGAATGGTCCACCCATAGTCTTCGGGTTCTGTTCGGTGACCCCGTACCCCCCACCCCCCCAAAAAAGCGCCGCGCGTAGCGCGGGGGGAAAAGACGGTTTTGCGTGTCCCATGTCACGATTTCAAAATTGTTTTCGTTTTCCTGGCGGCTAGGTTCTATCTAGCTGGTATAATCTAGCTGGTTTAATCTAGCTGGTATAATCTAGGTTTTTTGAGTTTGGTATATATCTGGTCTGGTTTAATCTAGCTGGTATATACTAGTACTAGTATAAGGGAATATGGGGGGGGGTATTTTCTCAGGATTAGGCCCCCCCCTTTTCCTGCGGAAAATTTTTATATAATTTTTGAAAATGGATATTACTACGATACAGAGTCAGATCGGTTCATTGCCCGCTGAGAGACAGCGAGAGATTCTAGAATTACTAGACGAGTTATCGAACGCTCGTATCAGGGAAGAAGCGAACGGTGATTTCTTATCGTTTGTGAAGGAAGCTTGGCCTGCGTTCATAGAGGGCAATCATCATCGTGTGATGGCAGATGCATTCAATCGCATCGCAAGCGGCGAGTTAAAGCGTTTGATCATCAACATGCCTCCACGCCATACCAAATCCGAATTCGCATCGCATCTGTTCCCTGCTTGGTATCTAGGAAAGTTTCCTGATCGCAAAGTGATTCAAACGGCACATACTGCGGAATTAGCTGTTGGCTTTGGACGCAAGGTTCGTAACCTTGTGGGCTCTGCCGAATATGCGATGATGTTTCCCGGTGTCGCGTTGAGTGCGGACTCGAAAGCTGCGGGCCGTTGGAACACTAACAAGGGTGGCGATTACTTTGCTATCGGAGTTGGCGGTGCGGTAACTGGTAAAGGCGCGGACATCCTGATAGTTGATGACCCGCACTCAGAGCAGGAAGCGGCATTGAATGATCCTGATGTCTACAACAAGACGTATGAGTGGTACACTTCTGGTCCGCGTCAGCGTTTACAACCGGGTGGCGCGATTTGTTTGGTGATGACCCGTTGGTCGAAGAAGGATCTGACGGGTCAGATTCTCAAGGCTTCCATCCAAAGGGGTGGTGCCGACGAATGGGAGATCATCGA